GAACTGACCAGTTTGTCCGGTTGTAACGAACTGACCAGTTTGTCCGGTTGTAACGAACTGACCAGTTTGTCCGGTTGTAACGAACTGACCAGTTTGTGATTTTAGGGCATAAGCGGAAAGGTCTATTCCCGTTAAAACTTGATTACCATTAAACAAAAGGCTTCCAACAAAATTTTTATTACCACTAACTGTTTGGTTTCCTGTTTGGTAAACTATACCAAAAGGGACAGGAATTCCAGTATAAGCAATAATAATTGAATTTTTACTAGCTCCGGTAGTTACTACAACCCCACTTATTCCAGTAATATTTATTGCCCCACTTAAATTATTAACCGTCCCAACCAAAGGAGTGTTTGTGAATAAATTATTTATTAAACCAGTCAAATAGCCACTTGACGATAATGGTAAAAAATAACCACTACCATACTGTCCAACCAGATCAGTAATATTAGGGTCTAATTGATTCTTTTTTATTAAGCTAATTGGCATTTACTTATTCCTCGTTAATTTGGCTATGCATCAATAGTATTGCCGTTTTTGTATCAACACCATGACGTTCAGAAATTTCTTGCACTTCATTTAAATTTTCACTAATTTTAACTGGCTCACTGATATAAGTAGCTATACTCTCTAGCCATTTATCTGGTTTTTCATTTATAGCAATTATTTCTGCAATCTCTTTTACTATTTCTTTCTGCTCTTTCGCCAGTTTCTTTTTCTTAAATTTTTCTTTTAAATAATTTTCTATGCTAGTTTCTAATATATCAAACCTAGCAAGATTATTAGCTACATTTTGTGCGCTAATTTTTTTACCAATTTTTCCTATATTATTAACTGATTTTTTAGTTCCGGCACCCGGTGGTCTTCCGGTCATACCGCTAGTTCCACCAGTTTTTTGTTGGACTGTTTTTGACTGTTGCCCTAGCTCAATTTTTCCTGTCTGTGGGACTATTAAATTAGGGTTATTAAGAAGCGGCTGATATAGTCCCTCCTCATGATACTCGTGCAGCTTTCTTTGGTTTTCAAGGCTTTCATCTGGTAGTGGCAATCTTCCAGTTTCAAGTGCTGTAATACCTTCCTCTGGGGTAAGCACTCCAATTTCAAGCAGTCTAGAATATATTCGAGACAAGTTTGGATCATCTCTAAAATCCGCCTGTTTAAATCTGGGTTGAGGAATTGACTTAAAACCCAATTGCTCACCTATGTATTTCATTTCCGGAAGTAGGAAATCATTAAAAAATACCTCTCTAGCATGCTTTAGTCTAGCTAAAAACATTTCTACTTTAGTAGAAGAGTTTGCATATTTTTCATCACCAATTAATATATTATTTAAACCATTTTTTATATCCTCATTAACAATTTCATATTTTTTAGGATCAAGAATTTTGTCAATTTCTGGAATAACAAATTTCGCACTTGTAGTATAATCGGTAACCAAAATACGACCAACACTTTCATTCATGAAAATATTTTTTAGATTGGTTATTTGTTTTGCCGTGGGCATTCCAACCTCATCATTACCCATTGTTACTAATAATATCGCCTGCTGAACAGTACGGCTAATAGCCATATCTATGTTTTTTAATTCTTGTTTCCAGTTAATATCCTGAAGTACTGGAAATCCCATTGGAACACCAAATGGCTCATATGGCTGCTTTTTATAAAAAATTGCCTTAACCCTATCTGGATCTAAATAGAAAACCAGATATGTTTGCGATTGTGCTGTTTTTACAGTTTCCTGTAATTGCCCAAACTCTTGAATTCTTTTTGCCAAGTCCTTTTCTTCGTCAGTTTTAGGGTTTGTAAGAACCTGCATTTCAAAATCATTTAAAACCTTTACATATCTAGGGGAAATAAAAGAAGCAGATCCGATAGATTGAATATCCGCAGGGTTTAATATAATATATCTAATAGGAACTTCTTTATCGTTAGCTGCAGTTACAACATCCGTAATTGCAGACATATCTTCTCTTTTAAATATGGCGTTTAATTTGTAAATAAAAACATTACCACTACGATAGTATTCACGATAATATTCATCCTGCAATCTCCATAAATTGATTCTTTTTGCCCATGCTTCAAAAAATTTTCTAGATTGCGCATTTCCTCCAGTAAAATAAACTGGAGAGCAACTAAATTCCGTCATTAAGTCTATTGTATTACGAAAAACAGAAAAATTGTAATAACACTTTTGGCACAGAATAATTGCATCTCTAATTGAGATATTCGAAGTATATTTACCACGAGACGCGCTATAAATAAAAGGAACCACACCGCCCTCAATATTTGAATATCGTTCCGCCCTAGTAATAGTAGTCGCCCTATTTCTGCGCGCTGGTGCGCCATAACCGCCATAATCTAAAGCGTCATCATCATAAGCATCTGCTCCTCCCATATAATTTCCCGCCACAACTTCTGTCTGTGAATCAAGCTTAACAGATCCTTCAATAACACTAGGTGGGACAAAAGAAGTATTTTTCTTTTTCTCCTTTACTCCTTTTGCCTTTATTTCTGAATCCATTTGACTTTTACCTTTTTGTGCCATATGTTATTATATATGTTAATTACACTTAAATCTGTTTTAAATCAACACGGCAACAAATTCTGTGTTTTTTTTCTTAAAATTATCTGGGGCCATAATATCAAAATAGCATTTAACACCCCAATTACCCAACATTAAGGTTGTATAGTTATCTTTTCTGGCACGGTTTACACTAGTAGATTTTCTCAAATGAGAAGGTAAATCAAAACTCTGCGTTCCCCTAGAGGTACTACTAACCTCCACATTAGCACATTGGTCTTTAGTGTCTTTAATAATAAAATCTTGTTGCTCTATAAAGTCACGAACCGTAAGTTTTTTGGTTTCATATTCATTATCGGCCCTGTCACCAATGCCTTTTGGGTAAACAAAGTCCATTGGAAGATTCATTGTAAACATGTTTTCAAGAATATCTGGATGATTACTTGCCCTAGAAGCGAACCATATCTTTTTGTGATCAATACAGGTTTGTAGATATGAATTTGCCCTACCTAAAAATGCAGATGTAAAATACTGTTTAACACAAATAGCACCCAAATCAGTATTGTATTGTTTAGCACAGTTCTTAACCATGTTCACATACTCTTCATTCTCTTTATCAGAATCAAAATCTATAAAACCAATCTTCTTGTTCATTCCTTTGAAAAATTCAGAATGATTTACCGCATCTATAAAAGTGTCCGCACCAGCATGGTCAATCACCATAAATACAATATTAAAATTTTTAAACAAATAATACATATACTTGATATGGTCTTGCAGAGAAGAACCTGCAACTTGATATCCATGAACCAGAACACCTTGTTTTTTTTCCTCATCAAGTTCAATCAAGCTCATTGCAAAATAATCGGCACTACGAGACGATGAAAAGTTAGGATCTACCGCTAATACATATTTTTTACCTTCTTCTCCTACAATTTTTGTAGTAGGATACTCACCATCTGGAATTGTACATAAGTGCATTTTTTTGGGTGAGAAATAACTATCTCCACCATCAATAAATCTTGCAGCATATTCACGAAGAAAAGAATTATGTGAACTTCCACCGTTTTTGGCTAATTGAATTGCAGCCTGATCTACCATATGATTTGGTAATGCCTCATAGCCTAGTTGTGATATAAAATAAGTGCCCGGTAGCTCTCCCTCTTTAGACTCCTGATCTTCAGGATGTTCAATAAGATGCGCCCATTGTTGATGAACTTGAAATAAATGTTCAAAAGTATAACTAGCAGAACTCAACGCTAGCATCTGGGAAGTATTTTCAAATATTTGACGATCATCTGGATGTAACATGCCCTTTTTTATTAGTTCCTCCTCAAGCCTTCTTGTTCTAATACGGTCACTAACATCTCTGGGCGAACTTAAGAATGGCATCAATACATTATCAATAATATCTGGAGGTAATAATAAGAACTCATCAAGGATAAGAACGTTAGCACGTATACCTCTAATTTTTTCTCCAGTTAATGGAATAGCTGTAATACTACCACCATTAATTAACCATTCATACTGGTCATTACGTTTCATTTTATCTCCAAAACACTGTCTAAATAATCCGGCGTCTGGACTAGCCAAGAATTTTTCAATTTCATTAAACATTCTTCTCGCAGTACGAAAGTTAATAGATGCGATAAGTATTTTTGTTCCCGGTTCAAATATACATTTTAATATGCAATAAATTGCAGCGCAGAAACTTTTTGCGCAACCACGCCCCCATACTAACATACAATAATTACGATTAAAAAATGATTTAATTGTTAGTTCCTGATACGATTCTAGAGTTACCCCCAGCCCCAGTTCTGTTGTAAATCCTAAATTATGTCTTAAAAATTTAGCCAAAGATATCCTAGCCTCCGCATCGGAAAGTTCCCCTTTTAGATCTAATAATCCCTTGTTTATATCTACAAGGATCTTACTGCTTTGCGCGCCAGTTATTAAAGCCACGAAAACCCCTCCTTTTCAAACCAGTATTCCAAATCTATATGCCTGACATTATCTGACATTTCCAGAATAAATAAGGTTTTTTTTGCGGCCTCTGCTTTTCCATCTGCAAATACAAATTGTATATTATCAAATTCTCTACATAATTGCCTCATATGATGCATGATATACTCACCAGAACATAAACCAAATTTTCTTTTTGCATATAGCGCTGTTTTTAATTGACACTCTGTTACAACGACAATATAAATACCCAATTCCGCAGCTCTTTGTATTTCTCTTTTAAACCTATCAAAACCATTACTTAATGTAGAGTAAAAATCTCCCAAACTTTTTCTTTCTACAACCACTTTGCTATCTAATGATTTCGCATAGTCTCCACATTCCAATTTTGAATTAATAATATTTAATTCTTTAAATTTTAACGGTTGTTGCTCTCTTGTATCAATAACTATTTCATTATGCGCATATTTGATAAAATCACTTTGAGTATGTTTTATGTTATAATTAAAATTACTTTTTAATTCAATCGATTCACATATTTTATCGAAATTTTGTTCGCAGCAGTACTCAAAAGTATCTGCCTTTGGCAAACATGATATTGTTTTAAGTTCCGCTTGGGTAGGAGCTTTTTTTAAATGTTTTACCCAACAATATTGTTTAAGTTTGTTTTTTAAATATTCACATGCAACCTGTTTTTCCACAGATTGTAACCATAATTTCATATTTCTTTTATCAATAAAGTCGGTCAGAAAATACTGCTCTATTGATTTATACTTAATAAGATTTTTAGTGTGTAAATCTTTTTTATTAAAGTTTACCACAAAATATTTATCTGCAACCTGTTGATGTGATTTTATATGGCTTAAAATTTGACTTTGAGAGTTAAATTGATTACCACAAATTTTACATTTTAAATATTTGTCATATTCTTTCATATATATATTAACGATTAACCATTAACCATTTCATCTATATTTATACCACGAATAACCGCCTTTAATTCATCCATTGAAGATAGTCTTTTGGCTTCTTCTTGTAAATTTTTCTTTTGCGCCTCTGCCAAAATTATAATGCCCTTACGTTTTTCCTCGTCTTTCCATGCTTGTACCAAATTAAGGATAGTTGCATTTTCATCCTGTCTTTGTGCAATTCTTTTTGACCTGTCATCAACAAGTGATTTATATAACTTTTGCTGTCTTGCGCGGCATTGGTTATACTCGGTTTGTAGATTACTAATAGCTTCATTAAGTTGCATTTTAATATTTCTTCCTTCACCGTCACTTGTACTATTACGCAGCATGTCACGAAGGTCTTCAACCTGTTGCAGAATGGTTGCAGCAGTTACAACTTCTGTACATAAAACTATAAATTGGTCAAGCTCTTCCTGACTTAAATCGGGCTTATCATAAGTATAACGAATAAAAGAATCCTCAAACAGCTGCCTATCATTATTTGTTTTATATGTATTAATTTGATAACAAAAACTAAAAGTATTAAGATACCTTTGAAGCATATCAACCATTTTTTGCTGGGACGCCTTTAATGTATCTGCGCTCCACCCAATGTTTAAATATTTATTTATTCTGAAAACAGTTTGATCAGTTCTTCTGGGCGGGAAATAAGCAGTAGAAGTAGAATCTGACCCCCTCTCTGATGGTATATAAACAGTATTATCTAACAAGTCCTTCGGCGAATCTGGGTCGTTTTTCTGCAGTTCCTGAATATAATTATTTACCTCCCGGCACTCTAAAGTTACATGCGTTAATCTATCATTATTAAATAATGTTTTTGCTAAATCAACATAATTTTGTGCTTTATAGTTATTTTTAATAAACTCTTTTTGCTCTTCGGTTAGGCTTATTCTTTCTCTTTGTGTAACACTTTTGTTTTTGTATTCTATTTTATTATCTAATAAAAACTGTTTAACAAGCCTACCCTCCTTACTTCTACTATCTATATTTTCATCATTATATGCATAAGAAGTAATCTCTGTTAGTGTGGCGTCTGGGTTCAACACCATATAATCACGAATTCTCTGTTGCTGTTCTTCGTAAAGAACTGTTACTGATTTTTCTAATTCTTTATTCATACCACCTCTTTAACCAGTACTCTGGCTTTTTGTAAAATTTTAGATTTTATTTTAGCTATTTGTCTATAAGCGGGACGACCATCTTTATAACTTAATTTATAACCCATTTTTTTTGCTATGTCCGCCTCCTCAAGATTCTGCAGGAACATATAATCATAAACCTTCCATTCTATTAATGAAAGATTCTTTTTCATTAACTCGTTAAACGAGGGGATAATATGCTCTATATTTGTTTCCATTTTTTGCGACTGCAATACCGATTCTAATGTTGTGTCTTTATTATTAGAATTAGGACTGTGAATACTTACTGGAAACTTAATATCATAAGCAGATTTTTTTGTTTTTCCCCATTTTGCATAGGTTGGGCACCCATTATTTTGTGTGCCATATATTGAACAACCATATTCACCAGTATTAAACTTACATTTTAAGCATGGTCTAGAAAAATTAGAATAATGGTTCCTTAACATATTTGTTATCTGATGATTAATAACCTGATTTAACCACGGCCTTAATGGTCGTATATTGTCCCATTTATCCCATTTTTTATAAATATGTATACGCAAGCGCTGCGAAACATCTTCAAAATCCATCCATGATATTGCAGTAAGATGCCAACGAGATTTACGTTTTACTATCTCTTCGTCTATAATATCAATAGACTGCTCAAATGTAGGCCTATTTTGATTTGTCACGCAGTTAATCCTGCTTGGCCCTTAGGCTTCCAGCTTCTTTTTTAAATTCATCAAGAACAGAACTGCGGCTTGGCTCTGGTAGGCTTGCAGACAGCTCTCTAATTTCCGATGTATCTACTGGTTTGTAATTATTTACATACCCCTGAGTAATAAGATTTTCAAAAGACTGGGAAGATGTTCTGGTTTCTTGCAACTTGAATTTTGGACGTATATTTTTAAATATATTGGCGCTGATTTGTATATTATCGTCATTAAGGGTATTTTCTACTGTATCATCATACATTTCGTCATTGATATCTTCATTTTGCCCCTCGGTTTCTGAATTTTCATCAACTAGCTTGTACGCAAAAGATGCTCTAGCTGGATTTGGATAGGTTTTAATTTTTGGTTTTGGTTGGGGCACAAAACTGGGCGTATTTAAAGAATATTTCTCTTTAGCCTTTTCCAGAGCCTGATCGTGTACAGACTTGTCTTTTTGTTTGGTCACTAAGGAAAACTCGCTTCCACACTGAGAACAAAATTTTGGAAGCGCTAAAGAATAGCTAGTGGGACTACCACATATTGTGCAAAAATGTTTCATAAATTTTATTTGATACACTTATTATTAGTTAATTACACAGAAAATTCTAATTTCTCTTTCGCTTAATATTATATATAAGCACCAGTGTAATTAATGATTAGCATGAAATCCGTTAAAAGGACGCAACTTTATAATGTTATAAAAAAAGATCTTAAATCACATGATGGAAATATCTTACTTTATAAAGGCGAGTATTGTGGGGGTAGTGACAGATGTCATGGAATATTTGAATTTAATTATAAAGAAAACCCAGTACTAAAAGTAGCCACTGGAAATAAAAGCAACGAAGAATGGTTTGGTATATTAATACATGAATATTGCCATTTTTTACAGTGGAGAGAAAATAGTAAGATATGGAGGGATTTCGAAGAATCAAATTTTAGTATAGATGATATAATAAAAAATCCCAAAAAATTTAAAAAAGAAATATTAATATTAATACATTTAGAACTAGATTGTGAAAGGAGGGCGGTATCGCTAATAAAACATTATAATCTTTTTGACTATAAAGAATATATACAACAAGCGAATGCCATATTATATAAATATGGATTTTTATATATAGACGGTTTTTGGCCAAGAAGCAATCCTGAACTCAAAAATTGTCATGATTTATGCCCGCAAAAACTACATAAGTCTTATATGAAGTACTTGGAACTTCCAGAAGAAATATATGATATATATATTAATTCACAACCTTAATTCTCATGTTTTCAAATGTTTCGATTATATAAGATAGAATTTCAGACCTAACAATGTCTTCCTTGGTAAACTCGAATGTATGAATACCATTTTCCTTTGCTATGTCGGTATTAAATGAGTTAAATACTCTATTAAATCCACTCTGTTTAATATCTGACTGTTGCTCATCACCTAGGATAAATAAATTAGAAAAATTTGCCATACGACTCATTACAAGCAAGAAATCTTCAATACGGCAATTTTGCGCCTCATCCATAATAAACGATGCGTTAGATATATTTAATCCGCGAAGAAATCCCAGTGGCAATCCTTTTATTCGGTCATCTGCCATTAATGCCCTTACTTGCGCATCTGGAAGTAGTTCATGTAATTTGTCAACCATAGGCTGTATATAAGGAGACATTTTATCATCAGTGGTTCCCTTAATATATCCGATTCCATGCACAGAACTCTCTACAGGAACTCGACTGTAATATATTTCAGCAGACTTTTTTTCATTAATCTTTTTTAGTGCGCAATATACCGATAAAAGAGTTTTTGCAGTTCCCGCAACGCCCTTTACGATCATAACTTTCGTATTCTTATTTAAAGCTATTTCAAAAAACTTTTTCTGTTTTTCTGTCCAAGGTAGCTCTCTTAACGTTAAAGCAATTGTAGTTTTTGAACGTTTTTTATCAACATATGGAGACGTATCTTTTGCTAGGTCAATTTTTTCTTTAGCTGGTGTTTTTTTCTTATGACTCATAAAATTAAAAATTTATTTATAAAATAAAAGTAGATTCACGAGGAGGATAAAAAGCCTATTGTTAACAAGCGCGTTAACATCAATTCCCCGTTTCTTCTGAACGATAGTGTTGTTCACTATACATATATTTACACCTTATGTGTGTTTATATTACCTAATTTATCAATAGTTACATAATAACACTCTGCATATGTAAAACATCCTGTATTTGCATAAACTATTTCTTCTATCTTGGTAATTTCCGCATGATGAACATGTGAACAAATAATACTATTGGCATTTTTACTTTTTGCCCATTTGACAGCATTGTTTTTAACACGCTCGGTTGCATGTATCCAATTTTTAGAACGTTTTTTAAAATATCTAGGAATCCTTTGCTCTTTTGGGTCTACGGCTTGCAACCAATAATACAAACCACTTGCAATATTTGTGAGAATAGGATGATCACCTATAAAACTGTCGAATTGATCGCCATGAGTAATAATAACATTATTTCCATTTATATTTTGATTAACAGAATGTCCATGTTTATATCCCATAAAATCACAGAGAAGACCACTAACATCCTCGTCATGGTTTCCCGCGTTCCAAAAACAGTTTCTTTCCTTGGTTTGTTTTCTTAACAGTGATAAAATATTCCAATCTTTTTTTGTTAATCTTTTGGTATGATTAACATCGATTATATCTCCATTTAATACAAGATTTTTAGATTTAACATTTTTTATCACATATTCTAGTTTTTCATGCTGACAAACCAAACTTGTCATATGAACATCAGATACTATAAGGTACTCGTATTCTTTCACCATATATATTACAAACTTTTTTTGAACATTCCAAGAAAAGTTATGTCTCAATATTGTAACATTAACATTTATGAATAAATTAAACAATACAAACAACTCTGTAATGAACATATCACTAGTACCAAAAACTTCTGCTTGTTATATTGACTTAACACCAAGTTTTAGTGGTAATAATACCTATGAACTTGGAAACACTAAGTTCGATCCATTTTGGCCGATTGATTATTGGACAAGTAAGTGGCCAGATCTATTTAAACAGTTTGATGCGATTACCAGCCCTAAATTCAATATATCAAAATTAAACCCTTGGAAAGAGAAAGATGAGAAGTTTGTATATGAAACAGAATTGCCAAGATTTAAAGCAAGTAGCTTAGACATCACAACAGAAAATGGAATATTACATATTAATGCGGAGCAGGATAGCCTAAAATATTATAATAGTATTAATTTGCCACAAAATGCAGACACAGAAACTATAGATGCGAAATTAGATCATGGGGTATTATATATCTCGATTGAAAAACTTGCGTCCGCAAAAACGAAAAAAATAAAGGTACAGACGATTAAATAATATTTTTATACTCAACCTTTGGTTGGCGGGTCAGACTGTTGTTTGTCTCGCCAATTTTTTTTATACTCATTAACTTTACTTAAATTATTCTTTTGCCATTCGCGCACCTCGGCAATACGATCTTGCTTGATTATTTTATAACGTTCTTTTTCAGCGGCCCGACAGCATAGTTTACACCATGCATGTAACCCATCTTTAGTTTTCCTGTTAATACTAAAACAAAATAATTGCAATTCTTTTTTGCATAGTCCGCAAATTTTAGTTGGAGTGGATGTCATGGTTATTATAACTATAATAAAGATAAATTATCCCCTAATACTAAATTATTATTAGTAATATATGAATTTAATTGTTCAATTGTGTCTGCAGTTACCATTGTAAATGGAGAGATTGTAAATCCGGGACAAATATTGGGGGCTACTATTATATTTAGATCGGAGGGGTTAAATATCAACCAATAAGTATTTTCGTCGGTATAAAAATTATCTGGAGCTTGTATTATATTAAACATATTATTAATTTTTTATTTTTTAATTTGTTGTTATTGTCCAACCACGGCTGGCAAGAGTTGACTTATCTGTGATCCCCTGTCCGGTTGGGGCGGAATTTCCCAGTCCCGCCAAATTAACTACTCTTGTTCCGGCCTGTCTATTTCCAGAAACAAAGGCGGCTAAAATTTTATTAACGCCACTAGATGAAAGATTATTATTTTGGGCATAAAAACTGGCCAGCGAGATCGGCATACTTGTTCCATTATATGATGTTAAATTATTATTCTGACAGAAAAAAGTATTTAAATTAACATTACCAGTTAACGTAGGAATAATTCCTGACAAACTATTATTGCCACAGTCAAAATAATTGAGTGCGGTGTTAGAGTAAAAATCGGGAATTGTCCCACTTAATTTATTATTATAACATATAAAATTTGTTAAATTATTAAGGCCGCTAAGTGATGGAATATAACCGGTTAATAAATTATTTTCACATTCGAAACGCGACAACATTCTAATCGGACTGAGTGGAGGAATTGAGCCATTTAATTGGTTGTTACGACATCTAAAAGTATCTAAATTAACATTACCAGTCAGCGATGGAATTGTGCCGCTTAAGGAGTTATTATGACAAGTAAATCCGTTTAAATTTTTATTATTGCTTAAAGATGGAATTAAACCTGTTAAATTATTATCGTTAGCAAAAAATAAACTTAAATTAGTATTGCTAGTTAAAGACGGGATAGCGCCGGTCAATTTATTACTGTAACAGAAAAAATAAACCAAACCTGTATTTGTATTTAAATTTGGAATTGAACCAGTTAACGAATTATTATTACAAATAAATGAAGTTAAACTGGTATTCGCATTTAAAGATACGATTGCACCACTTAACTGGTTACTGGAGCAATCAAAATTAACTAGATTAGTAATTGTGCTTAAAGATGGCATAACCCCGGTTAATAAATTATTATTACAATAAAAAGATTTCAAACCAGTAGTGAAACCCAAATATGGAATTGCGGCACTTAACTGGTTATTAGAACAATCAAAATTATTCAATATTGAAAGTCCGCTTAAAGATGGAATTGAGCCTGTTAGTTGGTTATAACTACAGGAAAAATCGCCCAATTGATTAAGACCAGTTAACTGTGGAATAGTGCCAGTTAATTGGTTATTATTACATCTGAAAAAATTTAAATTAGAATTGGTATTTAATGAAGGAATATATCCAGTAAATGAATTGCTATTACAACCAAAAATGTTAAGCCCTGTATTTTTATCTATACTAGGAAACTGTCCTCGTATATTATTTAAACTAAGATCAATAAATGTTAATTTACCATTATTAAAGCCGCTGCTGACTATAGAATCCAAGCCTAAATTAGATGCCGCGATATACTGAAGATTGGGAAATTGTGATATGTCCAATGTTCCAGAATTACTTTTGGGATTTATTTGTAGTGTTAAACTTGTTATATAATTTCCATAGTTAATACTTATCGACGACATATTATGTATTACACGATTACTGAATACTCGCGCTGATAAATGCTAAACTATTTAAATATATACAATAATATATTGTAAAAATTGTTTTTATACCCATGATCTAGTATAATATATACCATGAATACAAAAACTAGCTTTAAATTAAATGATAATGTAGAGTTCTTAGAAAAGAGCATGCGCAATTGGCGTTATGGAAAAATTATAGAAATCAATAAGCAGATTGGCACCTATAAGATTTATAGCGGCACTGATATTTTTTGGACTAAAGAAATACAATCTAAAAATAAAAATTATCTGGAAACAATCTAAATATGGCCGGGCATGTATAATTTTTTCCCGAAAGCCAGAACCAGTGAAGAAAAATCTGCGCAAGATTTTGTTGTGGAACAATTAAAGAAAAAATTCTTTATTCTTGCAAAGCAGGAGAAATACAACCAAACACCAGAAATAAGCAGTGAGCTAGATTTTATAGTTAATGTTATCAGGGAGTTTGAATCTGAAAACAATGAAAATTTAGATCAAAAATAGTTTAAAGCTTATAATACTAAGAATGAAAACAGAAAAATTAAAAAATACCAAGCGGCCGGGCACTGGAAATAAAAAGTGTTGCGGAGGGTCAAGCTGTTCTAATAAGAGAAACACAAAAAAGAACACTTCGGAAAGTTCACGCACGGTCACTCGTACATTCGGTGACAGGTTACTTTCTTTTTACGCTTGGATAAAAAATACACTAACTAATTGGAGTTAACCAAAAATTAGTCTAAATATAAACCTGAGCGCGCGCTTGTATCCAAGCTGTACTAGTTTTTCAATACTAAGATTCCTCATAGAGTAATCTATATTATATTACACGCCATACAATAAGCGCGGACGGAATATTCTTGGGTTTTATACAAAAGGATTCACCAGCATATTTGTTAATACTGTATTCAATATATTATAGCCATTGGTTATAATTTGAATGGCGATTCTACTATCACACTCTCCAGTAATTTCAAAATCACTCCCACCCAGCAATAACCCGTCCAGTTGCGGCACTGGAGCCGTGGAATATATAAATAAATTTAATTGTGCGCTTGTCGCGCCAGTCCAAGGTATTTCTGTTGGCGCTTGTCCGGTTTCATCAATCCAATTAGACTGGTTTGCCCACGTGCCATCTCCTTGGCCGCCGTTGTTAAAAAATAGCAGTGCACCTGGCTCCGCAGCCGGAGACTGCCATACGCCATCGGCCCAGATATTATGAAGCCAATATCCTGTATATGGGGTTCCATCCTGAGTAATTTGAATTAAAGAAAAACTAATATTGCCACTCCCATAATAAAAATCTGTTATCTCAAATGTGCCGCCAGTTATTGATCCAATAAGCTGACTAAGCTGACTAAAACCCGTTCCAGTAAAAGTGCCATTAGAAATATTTCCATAATTCCTAAACCCATTGCCACTAAAGGTTCCACCAGAAATAACGTTTGTAGATTGACTCACATTTGAAAAATTAATTCCACTGAAAGTTCCACCGTTAATAGTACCATTATTTATAATATTATCGGAACTAAAAGTTCCACCGTTAATAGTTCCAACACTACTATTATCAAATACTAGGTTACTGCCAAAATTTCCATCCAAAATAGTGCCATAGTTATAGCTCATAAGGGCCCCATTACCACCAGTAAAATCTCCAGTATGAATTTGGCCATAATTATCAAGACCGTTCCCACTAAATGTGCCACCCCACACACTGCCATCAGAACCAATCACCACTGAATCGCCACTAAAAGTCCCCCCATAGATTATAGAATCATAATTTTCAAAACCATTACCACTGAAAGTTCCACCATGAATACCACTCCATGGTGAGGAATACCACGTGTTTAGAAAACCGTTTCCTGTAAAATTACCATCATGAATTTCATAGAAATTATGCATATTGTCGCCAGTAAAAGTGCCCCCCCAAATATGCCCGTGATTTAGAACACCGTTTCCAGTAAAAGTTCCACCATAAATTGTTCCACTATCAGTATTCCAAAACTCACCATTCTCAGGTATGGGCGTAAAAGTACCGTTTTGGCTAAATATTCCACCATCTATTCTGTTATAATTACTAAACCCATAGCCACTGAAAGTTCCACCACTAATATGCCCATAATTAAAAAAATTAGAACCACTAAAGGATCCACCTGTAATCTCTGCATTACTAGTATTATTGATATTTGATATATCACAATTACCCACAACACCACTTCCCCAGTTACCAATTTGACTATTAATCGTAATACCAGCGCCTGCAGTGGCGTCTGCCAAATCAAACGCATCATAGTCACGACTGCTGCCCCAAGGCACCCCGGTGGCCGCACTACCACTATTATCCGAACTTGTGTTCCAATTGCTTAACGTTTCCCATTTGTTATCACCGGAACCACCATTATTAGTGTAGTATAAAATCGGATTGCTCATTATTTATATATATGTTTAATATATATTAATTTACACGCATTAGCATGAGCATGTATAAATATCTTTTTATATGTTTTTATATGTTTTTATGGGTGGGTTGTTTTATTTTTATGTATTATTCATATATCATGTACCGTATTGTAAGCGGCGGAGATTTCTGAATAAGGTATTGAATTATTTAGGGGAGATGGATATTGGAGCCACCCGACCTGTTCCGGGCAAAAGTCAAGCATTTTTTTTCAAAAAAGGGGGGGACTGTCAGTTGTCATACAATTGTCTTACGCCATCAAACAATGGCATACGATCTCCCACGCGAATAAAAATTAAAAAAAATAAAAAAAGTTCTTGTGTTTTCGTTGGCATGCTGGTAGGATGAGTCCATGAAAGATAAGAACACCACTCCAAAGGTAGACACTCTAATGGTTCGGATTATGGAGCAGAACAGGAAAGCGGCAGAGATCGCCAAGCACAACCTTAACGCTGATCCTCTGAATCGGTAAAATAATTATAGACAACCATCACAAGATCACCCATACTCTAACCATGATCACCACAATCTACAATCTCTCGCAAAACCTCTACTCTCATGCTTGCCGTCACGCTCGTCTAGGCAATACGCTTCGCATGAAGGCTTACTACCACATCAGCAACTCATTGCTTGAGGTAAAGACTTTTCTTCAGTCACTTTAACACCAACAACAACAACACCAACACATGAAACACCACATCCAGTCAGCACTCATCCTCGCCTCGTTCCTCGCCTTCGGCTTGCTCTCGCTCTCGTCGGTTGGGATTATCGTCCTTGCTCTTGAGATTATGTCAAAGTAAGACAAATGGAAATACTCTTAATCTGCTTCGCCATTGCTATCGTACTACATCACAAACAATAACCCGATCACACATGAACCATATCAAGCACCTCCTCGCTGTTGCCCTCGTCCTCTGTATCTTCACCCCTAGCTCACGGGCTAGCTGGTCGCATAGCGGCCTATCTGGATACGGACACAAGGGCACATCAGGTAGTCATGCTGGCACTAGCGGACGCCGTCATCACTAGCACTCGGCTGTATGACAATAGTTCAACAGCTACAACTCAAGCGTCACCTCGCCGACATACTGCACAGACGAGGGATTAAGTTAGGTGCGCATCCAGAGTACGAACGCCGCATATATAACATGTATGTTAGTGTGATCAAGCGACAGAAGGGCCATGCGTAAGTAGCTGATAATCAAGCACTTACAGCGCCGGGCCCCGCCCGGTTTACATTGTCACACAATTGTCTTACATCTTATAGCATAGCACATCGCGGCTTGTCAAGCCAAATCGTCAAAAAAAATTTCATACAAATGAAAAAAAGTTGTTGTGTTTTTAGATGTTCTGGCTTACGCTAGGAGCATGAAAGATAAGTTAACACTAAACGGAAGGGAAGTTGATCCCCAGTCGATCAACGTTGAAGGCGTGAATCGCGCTGACTATCCAGACTTTGCAGATGCCTTCATCGGTGAGGCTGTCTGGATGAATGATGGAACGGCTCTGAATGATGAGGAGCTAGAGCAACTGACGGAGGAGAATGGGTGTCTGGTCAACGAGTTGGCACATGAACAAATCTTCTAAAAAAATTAAAAAAAACTATTGACAAAAACGAAACCAGCTGATAGATTGAACCCATGAAAGATACAGAAAACATGAACGAATACAGGAACTTGGAAAATGGCGAGATCATCAAATCGGGCGATCTGGTAGGAAAAATCGAAGGATGGGACAGGGTATGGTATAAAGTCGGAGAGGGACTTATCGGAGAACCTTGCGAGCCTGAATGGTGGGTGAAACGCCTAAAAGACTAAAAATGCACACCCCACTAAATAGAATCTGTCTGCATATAAATTGCATATGGAATCGCCCGAAAAATTGGCGATTTTACATTGGGGGTATAATAAGAGAATTTTACCATTAAAAATGAATTAAATAACATAACTAACTTCATGCCCAGATTCAAATTTTCATAAGTGACTGAAGATCAATGACTTACAGCGCCGGGCCCCGCCCGGTCAGCTTGTCTTACACTGTAGACCCGCATAAACACTAGCTCTACAGCCACCCCCCTACCCGTAGACGAAGGTAGGTAGGGTGACAGGAGGTGTCGTGTTGACCTGCAAGTAGTCGAAAGATTTTTGTCGCATTTTTGAATGATCCATGGTATGCTTACAGCATGAAAGATAAGAACAACCAAACTTCCCAAGAGTGGGGGATCGCTCGCTGGGAGCGAGAGAATAACAAGTGGGCTTCCCGCAAAGCTCGCTGGAACGCTTGGAAACAAGCACAGAAAAAAGTTACCGCAAAATAACTTTTAAGCTTTACAATTACATTCAAACCCCTATACTAGAATCATGAAAAATAAAACCGCTCCTCTGAACTTCACGAATGTCTGCAACATCCGCACATATCTTTCCCTATCGATTCAAAACGAGATCAAAGTCCGCCGTGAAGCGGTAAAGTACTGGGGAGTTGGTAGCGGCATGGTGAAGCTTAACAATAACCGTCTCCGCGACATGATCGGGGCATACAGGGCATCAAAAGCAATCGAAATAAAATTTTGACACATTAAAAAATAATACATATACTCTTAACCATGAAGATTGACATCACACACAACACTACTTCGGAACTCATGCTTCGCGCCGTCAACGACCGCGAGCTTTCAACGCTCATCCAGAGGAGCTTTGAGGAACACGACTTGGGCATCATAAAGCGCCAACTGGTGAGGGCTTTTGATTACACGGGCGAGCAGATGACAGCTTTCGAGGAGGAATGGAAATTGTCATACAATGACTGGTATTCGGAGAACTGCCCTGCTGAATAATATGAAGACCGAACGCTTTGTCATACAACTAAAGGACATCCGCAAACGCCAACGCTTTGCGCCCTTGCAGAAGTTAATTGCTTCAAAAAAGACCCACAAAAGGAGAGCTAAACATCGCGCACGACAGGATTAGCATAAAGCACTGAATATCAACAACTTACAGAGCCGGGCCCCGCCCGGTAAAACACTGTAAGACACTGTAAGACAATGTATATGTCAAGAAAAAAGATATTGTCACACAAAAATAAAAATTAAAAAAAAGAAAACTTTTTGTTGCAATCTCAGCCATTCTGCCCTATCTTAAAACCATGAAGAACGAACTGAACAACGAACTGAACGACAACCTGAACTTCGACAATAAGAACGAGTTCTATCGCTGGGTAGACAAGAACTTCCCCGAATTCAATCGGGTTTCGGTATCGAAACTGGGTGAAGAGTTTGTGAAGGCTGAAGAGGCTGGATACAATGGAGAACGCTACGAGAATCCCTTCCGTGTTAACTCGCTGAAATACTGGGCCGCTGAAGTGTGCTACCTGCAAGGTGAGCAGGATTGCTAAAATAAACCATTGACAAAATCACAGAATCTGAAATAATCAAATCATGAAAACGAAAAAACCACTCAATCAAGCTACAATCAAAATGCTCGCTGAAATCGAGAGAGCGGAACAAGAGATTCAAGCGATTTGCGAAAAGATCCGCAAAGAACACGAGGCGAAAGGCATCGTTATCGAAAGACCCAAACGTGAAATTAACTCTATGTAGGTAATGATCTGATTATCAACGACTTACAGCGCCGGGCCCCGCCCGGCCCACGCTGTCTTACAAT